AAAGATGGAGGATCACATGATCCGCATCGAAAACAAACTAGATCAGATCGTACTCAGAAATGGCTAAGAATAAAGCCACTGAGGACATGTTCAATGAACTCCATAACATTGTCACTCAGGAACTACTTAACCGGATCAAATCTGGTGAAGCCTCTACTGCAGACCTTAAGGCTGCTTGTGACTGGCTTAGTAAGAACGACATTAGTGGTGTTGCTTATGACGGCAACCCTCTAGACAAACTCGCCACCGTACTACCAAAGGTAGACCCTGAACTTGTACAGAAGAGGTTGTATGGCAGGTCGCACGTCTAACTACTACAAGTCCAATCCACAGGCTCGCTCTAGGCGTCTTAAGCAGCAAGCCAAATATAACAAGACGAATGAGGGTTTAAAGATCCGTACTGCCGCTAACAAGCTCAACAGAAAGTTTGGAACATATGGCAACGGTGATGGTATGGATGCTAGTCACACAGGCCCAACTACTGGAAAGCTAGAGAACCCAACAGCTAACCGTAGACGACCACGTACTGGTAAGAAGTATGCCTGATCCCCTAAAGATTCGTAGTCCACAGATGGATGCAGCTGTGAGGATGCTCACAGACGGTACCTTTAGCAAGCTGACAAATCGTAAGGTACCAGCCTTTACTCTTGAGCAAGCATCAGCACTGCTAGGCAATGCTATGCACGAAACAGGTTCCCGTAATCTCAGTCAACTTGATGTAGTTGAAAGAGGTAACGGTGGAGCCGGTAGAGGCATGATGCAATACACAGGCCCTCGTAGGGATGCTTATGACAGAGCACGCCCTGGTGCAGATATGGCCAGCCAGCTTCGCTATGCAGCGGAGGAGTATGCAGGTAAACATGATCCAAACGGTAACTCGTTAATCGGATATACCCGCTCTCTTGAGACCATACCAAAGAAAGATGTAGCTGCTGCTTCCAACCACCTACTAGATAACTACTTTCGGCCAGCTGATCCCAATGCCAGTAGGTCAGAGCGAATCAGTAATGCTCAAGAAGTCCTCCGTATCTACCAACGATTAACAAGACCAAAACCTCAATCAAAGCCAAAGCCACAGCAGACAGCTGGACCCTTAAACAACTTCTTGAAAATCTTCGGAATCGTTAGTAAATGACTCCGTTGCTGCCTAGTCCTGATCACTACATCTACAACCTAATAACGATGACAAGCCCTGAAGCTAAGCGGATGTGGCGAAGAGCCATTAAGGAACACTTCAATTGTCAATGCGTTTATTGCGGAGAAACCTATGAACTACACGAACTCACACTGGATCATGTTCGCCCTAAGTGTCTTGGTGGCGAAGACCTGTCATCAAATCTTGTTCCCAGCTGCAGAAAGTGTAATCAGGACAAAGGTAGTAACAACTGGCTTCAATGGATGAGGGATACGTTCGGACATAGGCCAGAAAAAGAACACCTCATTTTATCTTGGATCAAATAGACATTATGGCACCTAAAATTACATCCTCTAGAAATCGGTCTACTAGAAAACCTGCAACTCCTAGGCCGGTAACCACTTCATCTGGGCGCAGGAATCGTGCAGCCGTTTCAAATGCTCGTGTAACAAACGATACATCTCGGCCAAACAATGGAAGTGGATCTGCTCGTGTTACGTCATCTTCAGGGCGTCCAAATAACGGTGGAATTGTTCGCTCCAATCGTGGCGCTGTAACAAACACTGGTTCAGCTAGTTCACGTCCACGTCCATCAGGTTCACTTGCAACACAAGGGCGTGGGCCTCTTGGTGGTCAACGAGTACTACCTCCTGGGAGGCGAGGTGGAGCAGTTGAACGTTCAGGTCAAACCGTTGATGTTAAAGCAACAACCGTTACTGATTCACCGGGTTCTAGCCGTCCCCCAACTACTTCTCCTGGTCGTCCTCCAACTACTTCTCCTAATCGTCCTCCAACTACTTCTCCTGGTCGGCCCCCTGTACGACCTAGTGGTCGCTTCACAGCTCCCAGGATACCTCCCAGCCAAGCCGCCATTGATCTAGCCATGGATGCTGCTCGAGGGGGTAGTCGCCTAGGTAGAGCCCTAAATGCTGCTGGCGCAGCCTTTGCTTTTGTTGATCAAGCAGGGCGTGTCTTCAACCCGAAGGACAACCTTCTCACTGCTCTCAATGACCTAAGGATCACCGCAACCAACGGTGGACGTACAGCACCTGGCCATACCCGGCATCCTCGTCCTCAGCCTGGCGACGCTCAGTCACGCTTTGCTAATGCCCGCCAAGAGAACTTAGATCGAATCAATAGAGATCCTAGGTTCCAAGCCCCGGTACCTCGCAGAGATAATTCACAACCACCACGCAGTAACTCTGGAGGTAACTCAACTCCTCCAGCACCGCCTCGTAATCGTGGTAGTGGTGGGAGCTCTTCGGCTGCTCCTAGCCGCCCCCCAGCTCCTGCTCCAAGTCGTCCTCCAGCTACGCAAGCAGCACCTTCAAAGCCTGCTCCTCCAAAGGACGAGCCACCCACTAACGGTGTTGGTCCTGTAAGTGACGGGAGTCTCTACGCAGACAAGCTGAGGATTTCTGGCATTGATAAAGGTGGTCCTGACCTTGAGCGTCGTAGGGCTTTCCTTGATGCAAAGGATTCCCAGGCAGGAGCTAAAGCTGTTCGTGATCTACTTGCTAAACGCAAGAAGCGAATGAGCGAGTGATCAATTTGTCCACATAGAAACGGGAGCTCCTGATGCGAGCTCCTTTTTTTCATTATCCATGAATTCCACCGCACATACTGGTGCGGCTGGCGAACTTTATGCTTGTTCCTATCTTCTTGCTCAAGGTCTGGAGGTATGCCGCAATGTATCCGCCTCTGGACCGGTCGATCTGATTGTCTATAACAAGAATAATGGTCGCATGGTCGCAATAGACGTTAAAAGTCATCAGCATGTCTCACATAGAGCTGATGGCCAACTATCTCCCAAATACTGTCCAAAGTGGATCAACGATATTGCCATTGTGCAATACATTCACGGAGAGGCCGCTGTAAGCGTCCCTGAGGGCTTTTGGGAGTATTTAGGTATGGAGACAGCCGAATGACATCCAAACGCCGTACAGACGATTCTGAAAGGGATGTGCTATTAGAGCTGCAACTAGACTTTAAGCTCTTTCTTCAAGCACTCTGGCATCAACTCGACCTTCCCTCACCAACACGAGCTCAATACGCCATTGCTGACTACCTACAGCACGGTCCTAAACGACTACAGATCCAAGCTTTCCGAGGAGTCGGTAAGAGCTGGATTACTGGAGCGTTTGTGTTGTGGACTCTCTTCAATGATGCAGAAAAGAAGATCATGATTATTTCTGCCTCAAAGGAACGGGCAGACAACATGAGCATCTTCCTGCAGAAGCTGATCATTGAGACGCCATGGCTATCTCACCTAAGGCCCAAGAGTGATGAAGCTCGCTGGTCTCGGATCAGCTTTGATGTCAACTGCTCACCTCACCAAGCACCATCCGTAAAGTCAGTTGGTATCACCGGTCAGCTAACAGGTAGCCGTGCTGACCTGATGATCTTGGATGATATTGAGGTTCCAGGTAACTCCATGACGGAACTAATGCGAGAAAAACTCTTGCAGCTCTGTACGGAAGCCGAATCTATCCTTACGCCAAAGAAGGATAGTCGGATCATGTACTTGGGTACTCCACAGACTACTTTTACGGTTTACCGTAAGTTAGCTGAGCGTAACTACCGTCCCTTTGTTTGGCCAGCACGTTACCCACGTAAAGACAAGTACTCCCAGTACGAAGGACTTCTTGCTCCACAGATTGCTGAGGATATGGAGTCGGGGGCTAACGAGTGGGAACCTACAGACCCTGATCGCTTTGGTGACGAGGACCTTGTAGAGCGTGAAGCCTCTATGGGTCGTAGCAACTTCATGCTCCAGTTCCAATTAGACACAACGCTTAGCGATGCAGAGAAGTTCCCACTTAAGTTCAGCGATCTCATCATTACCGCTGTTAACCCGACTCAAGCGCCGGACTCTGTTGTGTGGTGCAGTGACCCTCGTAATACTCTCAAGGACCTTCCTACGGTTGGCTTACCGGGTGATTATTTCTACTCCCCGATGCAACTCCAGGGAGAGTGGGGTAATTATGCTGAAACGATATGCAGCGTTGACCCGTCAGGTCGAGGAAGCGACGAAACAGCAGCCACCTACATAAGTCAACGTAACGGTTTCTTGTACGTGCATGAGGTACGTGCTTACCGTGATGGATACAGCGATCAGACGTTACTAGACATCCTCAGAGGCTGTAAGAAGTACAACGTTACCAA